TAACAGCATTAAATGTAACAACATTAGTAGCAACCAACTTTAGTTCTGGTAACGCAGTAATTACAGGTGGTAGTATTACTGGTGATTCAAGTGGTAGCTTTACAACATTACAAGGTACCAACTTCAGTACAGCCAATGCAGTAATCACAGGTGGTAGTTTAAACTCAACACCAATTGGTGCAACTACTGCTTCAACTGGTGCATTTACAACATTAAGTGCTAGTGGTACAACTGGTCTAAACACATTAACTACAAGCGGTGTAACAGTACACAATGGTAACTTGGTTGCTGCAAGTGGTACAGGTAGTGTGAGCACTACAACCGGCGCATTGGTTGTAACAGGCGGCATGGGCGTGACTGGTAACATTAATATTGGTAATAACACAGCCCTACATCAAATTACTGGTAACTTATTACTTGGTCTAGGAACTGCGGCTGCTAGTGTAGTAACAACTTTAGAAATTAACCAAAACGTTGACGTTCCGCAAAACAGTACATCGGTTGTTCATATATCTGCTAAGACTGGTAACACTGGCAAAATTACTTTAGATAGTTTTGGAACAGGTACTTCGTCACTCTTAATCCTACGTAGTGCAGCAGGAACAAGTACAACACCAACCGCAGTTCAAAACGGAGCAATATTAGCTGCGTTTGTTGGTCGCGGGTACGGCACAACAGGATATTTACTTGACAGTCCAAATACTTCAACTGGTTTGGTAGTTTCAGCCGCACAGAACTATACTGATACTGCACAAGGTTCTATAATTAGCCTTAATACTACACCGTTAAATTCTAACGTTGCAGTAAGCGCACTAACAATTAATCCAGCTGGAACAGTATCAATCCCAGCAACAACAGCAAGCACAGGAACATTAACTGGTGCGTTGGTTGTATCGGGCGGAGTTGGTATTGCCGGTAACGTAAATATTGGCGGAGCTTTATCAGTAACTGGCGTGCCTACTTTCTTCTCTAATATTGTAGCTAGTGGTGGTGCCGCAAGTACAAGCACAACAACTGGCGCAATAACAGTTAACGGTGGTGTAGGGGTTGCTGGTCAAATTTATGCAGGCGGAATACAGGCAACACCGATTGGTGCAACTACAGCAAGTACTGGTGCATTTACAACCGTAACAGCAGGTACTACAACAACTGGTGGTTTACAAGCAAGTGTAATTGGTAACGTAACACCAGGATCTGCTACGTTCACAACATTACAAACAAACAGTACATTTACTGCAAGCGGTAACTTAGTTGCTGCAAGCGGAACAGCAAGTACAACCACAACAACTGGTGCGTTGGTAGTAGTTGGCGGTGCTGGTATTAGTGGTGCAGTAAACATTGGCGGTGCAACAACCGTGTCCACAGCAACAGTGGGTGGGTTACAAGCAAGTGTAATTGGTAACGTAGCACCGGGTTCTGCTACATTCACAACAGTACAAACAAACAGTACATTTACTGCATGTGGTACAGTTTCTGCTTTAAGTGGATCATTAAGTACAAGCACAACAACTGGTGCATTACAAGTAACTGGTGGTGCTGGTGTAACTGGTAACATTTACGTAGGTGGTAATGCTATCGTGTCTGGTGCAAGTATATTCAATACTAGCCAAACTGCTGGTTACGATCATATTGTTAAAGGTGCAAGTGACAGTTCATTGGTATGGGCTCGTCCAAGTTCAACATACGATCAAGTATTGATTGGTGGATCTGCAACAACTAGTACATTGGTTCGTGGTGCCAAGTTACAAATTAACAGCACAGATTCAATATTAATACCAGTTGGTTCAAACGCTACCCGTCCAAGTAGTACTGGCGGTATAGACGTAGCTGGTATGTTACGTTTCAGTACAACAACCAATGCAGTTGAGTGGTATAACGGTACAACATGGTTTAGTCCAACAACAGCGTTTACCGTTATTGCTGATCAACAGTTTAACGGCGATGGATCAACTGTAGCATTTACATTGAACACAGCTCAAACTGCTGCGTCAACTATTGTAAGTATTAACGGTGTGGTACAGATCCCAACACTAGCATACGGTGTAAGTGGAACAACATTAACATTTACAGAAGTTCCTGCTTCCGGCGATATCATTGATGTACGTTCACTAACAACAACTGTAACAGTTACAAGTTTAAGTGACTCAACTGGTTATAACTCAGTACTAGTAAGCTCAAGTGGTGTTCAAATTACAACTGGTACTAGCCAGTTAAATGTAATTTCAACATACACACCAACTGGTGCAATAGTTAACAGTACTCCAAACGTAACTGTAGCTACTGCAAGCGTGGCAACAACAGTTGATAGCTTCTTTGCTAACACATACAGTTCATCAGAATATACTGTAACAGCGACAATCCAGGGCACAAATATTCGCCAGATTGCCAAAGTATTAGTAGTTACAGATGGTACAAACGCTTATGTAACACCATACGCTATTACAAGCACAAGTGGTAATACACTAGCAACATTCGGTGGAACAGTAAGTGGCGGTAGTGTGAACTTCCAGGCAACTGTAACCAACGCTAATACAATCTTGAGAATGCACAAACAGTACCAAGCAATTTAATAGCAACATAAGCTAACGTGGATGGTCCACGTTAGCTTAACACCTTATCGGGGAATATGGAACCGGGGAAAGAAACAAAATGGCAAACGGAAATTTTATAGTACAAAACGGTCTACAAATTGGACCATTAACAATTGATGCAGCATCAGGCGGTATCACTACAACAGGTAACATTACTACAACAGGTACAGTAACAACATTTATTAATGAAATTGTTACAGGTACTGAAGCAGTTTACGGTCAATTATCAGCTAATGCTGGTATTGGTAGTTCAAGTACTACAACTGGTACATTCTTAGTTACTGGTGGTATGGGCATTACTGGCGACGCTTTTCACGGCGGCAATGTACACTCAACAGGTACAGCATACTTAAAAATCCCAGCTGGTACAACAGCGCAACGTCCTGGTACAGCTAACGTAGCATTGGGTATGATTCGCTATAACAGCGATATTAGTTCATATGAAGGTTACGGAGCAGGTTCTGCATGGTCAAGTTTAGGCGGTGTTAAGTCAGTTGACGGTTACGCTACTATTACCGCTGAAGCAAGTGCAGGCGCCGGCGACGACGTATTACGTTTCTATTCTGGTTCTACTGGTTCTAAAGTACAAGTTGCCTGGGCAAGTGCCGGCAACATTAGTATTTTACCTACAACAGTTTCTACAAGTAGTACAACAGGCGCATTACAAGTAGCAGGTGGTGTTGGTATTGCTGGCGCCGCATACGTTGGTGGTGTATTAAACGTAACTGGCGCAACTACATTAAGTTCTGCATTAACTTATGGCGGTGTTACTTTAACTAACTCAGTAACTGGTACTGGTAAAATGGTACTTGATGCTAGTCCAACAATCACAGGCCACGCAACAATTGAAGGCGTAACAGCAACTGGCGCAACTGGTACAGGCAACTTTGTATTCAGTGCAAGTCCAACTGTTACTGGTACATTAACAGCTGCCGCAATTACAGCAAGTGGTGCAACACAGGTTAATAATACATTAGGCGTAACTGGTGTTACAAGCATTACTAATGCTACAGCAAGTACTGGTTCATCTTCTGGTGCGTTGGTTGTCACTGGTGGTGTTGGAGTGGGCGGAGACTTAAACGTATTTGGAAATATTAACGCTGCAAGTTTAAATACAATTTCTTCCAGTCAATTGAATGTCACTGCTCCATTAGTATACCTGACAGGTAACCTATATCCGTATACTTTTGATATTGGTATGTACAGCCACTTCATAGGCGGACCAGCTAACGTATATGCACATACTGGCGTTGTTCGTAGTTATCAAAATAATTACTGGGGTTTCTTTAGTAACGTTAAAACAGAACCAACTGGATCAGTTAACTGGTCCGATACTGGATTAATCTGGGATAAAGTTAAATCAGGCGAATTAACATTAGCAAACACAACAGCAAGTTCAAGTACAACAACTGGTGCTTTAGTAGTTACTGGTGGTGCTGGTATTGCTGGCGCAATTTATGCTGGTAGTTTAAATGCAGGTTCTGGCACAATTACTACATCGGGTACAGTTAGTGCCGGTACACTAACAGGTACATTAAGTACAGCCGCACAAACTAACGTAACAAGCGTTGGTACATTGACTGGCTTGACAGTTAGCGGTACAATCGCTGCAAGTACTAACAACAACATCAACATTGGTGCATCAGGATCCGTATTTGCTACAGTTTACGCTACAACATTTAGCGGTGTGTCAACAACAGCCAAGTACGCTGACTTGGCAGAAAACTATCAAGGCGACAAGAGCTACACTCCAGGCACAGTAGTTATGTTTGGTGGTAGTGCAGAAGTTACGGTAGCTGATGCAGATACAACAGCAGTAGCTGGTGTGGTATCCACGAATCCGGCTCACTTGATGAATGGCGGCCTAACTGGTGCAAACGTAGTGGCATTAGCACTACAAGGACGTGTTCCGTGTCAAGTTATTGGTCCAGTTAAGAAGGGCGACATCTTAGTATCAGCAGGATTTGGATATGCTAAAGTAAACAATAGCCCAGCAGTTGGCACAGTTATTGGTAAAGCACTACAAGAAGTTGTTTTTGCAGGTAAAGCAGTTATTGAGGTAGTTGTTGGTCGTTTCTAAACATTTACTAAAATATGTAACAAAAGCGCACTCGAGTGCGCTTTTTGTTTGGCGATAAATACATAATAAAACAGGACGTAAACAAATGGGATTAACTAGACCAAAAATTTGGGATTTAGATACTAATATAGAGTATTTTTTAGATCCCTTGACAGTATTGCATCAAGCTTCAACACAGGCTAACGTAGACGTAGGATTCATATTTAACCGCGCCAACGGTCTGGTATCAAACGTAGCACTTTACTGGTCAGAATCTCAACAGAGTGTTGTGGTGGCTCTTACAAGTAGTACTGGAGTTACCAACACCAACGTTGCTGTAACAAGTTACGGCAATTTAACAATGGGCAATGTGTTTGTCAATAATCGTGTGGACTTTACGTGGTCTGGAAATACCACCAGCGCCGTTTATCAAATGTTCAATAGTACAACCAACAGCCTCGATACTATCTTTGGGTAATTGATGGCTAAGATTCTTACAACCAGGTTAACTAAAACTGGTAATCTAATAACCAATGGTTACAACGGTTACTTCGACGAAGTTACGCAGTCAACTATCAGCACACGTGGTAATGTGGTCTATGCTGCCTTATTAGATGAAGTTACTAATCAAGGTGGTGGTTCAGCAATGCGACATTTTCGATCAGGTAACTTACAGGTTGCCGGACAGTTCGATGAAGTTACTGGCATGCTAGTAACCAATGGATTAATAGCTTACATAGACGCTGGTAAATTAAGCAGTTTTAATGGTAACGGCGTAACCACAGGCAATAGTGTTCCTGTATTTGATTTAACAGCTAACAATAATGCCACAATGAATGGTACTGTAACTTGGACCAGTGCCGGTCCCTACAGTGAATCCAGTTACTGGCGTTTCCCTACCGCAGGCTCTGGTAACTTTATCAGTACAACAGTGACACAAAATTATCTTGATTGTACCATAGTATTTCAACCTGACTTTACTCTATCTACATCAAGCGGACTAGTTGGATTAATAGCCTCTAGTACGGATGCTACCAGTAGTGACAAGAGCCTGCGTCTTCAAAATGCCAATGGAACTGGACCTTGGCAAACAATAAACCCAGACAACAATGATGGCTGGGCCAACAGCACAACTACTTACTATATCAACGGTGTAGCAACCACTACTAATGCTAACTTGGCATCTGGGTGGAACGTTTTAGGTGGTGCAAGAACCAATACAACAAATGGAGCATTTGCCGGCAACTTTGCTTACTATTTGGGCACAGAAGGTTACAGCGGAGATCTTCGCGATTTTCGTGGTAACATTGCCGCAGTTGCCTTATACAATAGACAATTAACCGCCGCAGAACAATTAAACAACTACAATTATTTTGCCACTAGATACGGCCTACCAACCAACGGTCTATAACGATAAATACTAAACTATGGCAAAACTACAGTCCGGCACACAAGTATTTGGTAATCTAATAGTCAACTCCAATGTGACTCTTGGCGGCGGTATTTACACTACCACAGGACTATTCTGGACCGGTAACGGATACCCGATTAGTACAGGCGGAGGCGGCTCTGCATCCGGAACCATAGGACAAATACAGTATAACAATAATGGTACATTTGGCGCTGTACCTTTATATTATTGGTCTGGTAATAGTACAATCACAACAACATCGGCGGTTAGTACCGGGGTATTAACAGCAACATCATTTACTGGTGCCGGAACAGGCCTAACAAGTATTCCAAATTCTGCGTTAACAAACAGTAGTGTAACAATTGGGTCAACAGCAGTAGCATTAGGTGCAACAGCCGCAACTGTCGCTGGCGTAACGCTAACTAGCCCGACATTAACAACACCAGCATTAGGAACTCCTTCTTCGGGCAATTTTAGTACAGGCACATTTACATGGCCAACCTTTAATCAAAATACAACAGGTAGTGCCGCAACTGCTGGTACTGTAACAACGGCATCGCAACCAAGCGTAACAACACTTGCTGGATTAACAAGTTTAGGAACCACTGGCGTAACAACAACTGTACTTGGTAATTTTGCAATAAATGGTAATCTAACAGTTACAGGCACGCAGACATTTACTAATACCGAAACAGTAACAGCAACAGAGTACGTTAATACAATTAATGCTACAAACTTATATGCAGGTACGATTGGTAATATTGGTGCTAACATTGTTGGCACAGGTACATACTTAACAAGTTTAAATGCAAGTAATTTAACAACAGGTACGGTTAGTGCATCGTTAATCCCGACTTTAAATCAAAACACAACTGGGTCAGCTGCAACTGTAACTGGTGCTACACAATCAGCAATCACTAGCGTTGGCACATTAACTGGGCTAACCGTATCTGGTACTGCAAGTGCAGCAAAGGTAGTTGGCGGATCAAATGCAGGTCCAACTACGGCAAGCAATTACGGTTTACAAGCAAGTGGCAGTTATGGCGGCGGTCTGTCGTTTACAGATGGCACTGGTGGCATTGGGATATATTCAACAAACTCAGGAGGAAACTTAAATTTTGCGTTTGGAACAGCCGCTGGAACAATGGCATCGGTTGTTAATATATCATCTGCTGGTGTGTATAGTGGTAAAGCAACTACAGCACAATACGCCGACTTGGCAGAAAATTATACCCCAGATTCAGAATATGCCCCGGGCACGGTAGTTGTGTTTGGTGGTAGTGCAGAAATTACAGTAACAACAACTAGCCATGATACCGCAGTAGCTGGGGTTATATCCACGGATCCTGCATACTTAATGAATGCTGTAGCCAAAGGTTTACCAGTAGCATTAACAGGACGTGTTCCGTGTCGTGTACAAGGCCCAGTAATTAAAGGGCAAGTGCTAGTCACTAGCTCTACACCTGGAGTAGCACAAGCTATTGATAATTCTAAGTTTTTACCTGGTTGTGTGGTGGGTAAAGCACTAGAAGCAATAAATACTAATACAACAGAGACCATAGAAGTGGTCGTGGGAAGATTTTAAATGCAAAAACTTAAACAGATTTATCGCGCTAACTATGCAGGTGAAAACATTGTTACTCAACTTAATTTGGTCAGCGGTGAGTGGAATCCAGAAACAGAATTTGTACCAAATAGTGTTACAAATACATATACCACTGGACAAGCAGTGGCAATTGGCAACGGCGAAAGTCGACTGGGATTTGATCTACAGTATATTGCTAAACACCAAGGTGGATTACTTGGTGCCAACAGATTACAAAGTTATGGTTGCAACGCACTATATCGTGACATGACTCCGGACTTTTTAATAGCAACCGGCGATGTAATAGTTGATGAAATTGCCAATTCTGACTATACAGCTGATAACATTGTTTACTCTACAGCAGACAAAGTATTAGAGTATCCTGGTAAGTTTTATTTAATTCCGCAAAACGTTCAAATTGATGCCGGCGCTATTGCAGCGTATATGGCCTGCTTTGATGGACACAAAAAAGTATTTCTAATTGGGTATGATCACTATGATGATTTAAGCACAATGAACAATATTTATAAAGATACAAATGGCTATCCAACCAGTGCAGATACAGACAACGGCGAATTCTTTGCAGTAAGTCTTTGTGATGTTATTACTACCTATTCTGATGTAGAATTTGTGCGTGTAATGCAATACGACACGCATTGGGTACATTCCAGAATAACCCCATTGGTAAACTTTAGACAGATTAATTATAGAGATTTTATTATTGAAGCTGATATTGGAATTTTATCAGTTGCTACAGAGAATTAATTTAATATTGATTCTAAGGTCTTAATCTTTTTCTTAACAATATCAAAATTAAAACTACGCCAGAGCCCAGGATGCAAGGGCTTTGGGTGGTCCTTCAACTCAACCCAACAATATCCTCTATGTTCCTCGTTTAGTGTGGGAACAAACTCATCATCTACTGTTACTAAGAAAGTGTAGTAGACAAACTTTTGATTGTCTGCGGTAAATGTTTCTAAAGGAATGAATTTCTTCTTGGTGTAGTCAACACCAATTTCTTCTCTAATTTCTCTAACAAGACCTTGTATAACAGTTTCACCTGCGTCAATCTTGCCACCGACTATACCCCAAAAGCCCTGTTGTCGATGCCTGTTGCGTAGTAAGAAAAGATAACGATTAGTGTTCTTGGCGTAGACTAATGCGCCGCAACCTTCTGTATGCTTGTCTGCCATTATAGCACCAAACTCCATTCGCCAGTCTTGTAAACACCTTCGTAACTCTTGACCCACTGAGTACCGGTCCATTGATACTGAACACTAGTATTCAAGTTGGTTACGTATTGTATAGCAGGTTCTCTACTGTCAAATACTATAGTCCAGTAAGCTCCATTCCACTCAATGATATCGTTTGCTCTAGCAATTAAGTTGGTGCCGGCAGCACCTTGCCATGCCACTGCGGGAAAAGTATCAGCATCGCCAATTGGATTTAAAATCAAGTAACGTGTTCCGGTCGCCGGATTTAAAATATTACTATTAACAGTTACATTCATTGGATCGATAATTGCATTCACCGCAGGTACGGTATTTGCCGGTAGTGTTGCGGAAATTGGAGTAAACAATAAACTAGCAGAATCTGTTGGGTCGTATGCCACAGTACCAACAATCTCATGTGGCCCATCGGAATGAGTAAACTGTAAACGAACTTGACTTACACCATTGGTTAATGCACCATATAGATTTACTAGTCCGTCCCACTTGGCTTTCTCACCATATATGTTACCGTCGTCGGTGCTAATTGGACCTTGGTATAGTGTCAAGGTATTACCCATATATAAAATTTCGTAGGATAGCGGTGTGAATTTTTGTTGACTCATTAGCCCTTGTAAATTTGTTACAATGTCTGGGTTTAATCCACCATCGTTGCCGTATATACTAGCAACAATTTGCGTAACAACACCGGCCTTTTTAACCTTAGCAGGCAAGTTTAGCCAAATTGGCATTTCAAATGTTAAGGTAGTAATGTCGATGGTAGTATCATCGCCCATCATTGGTACAGTTCTGTTAGTATAACTAACGTCGGTTAAAAATACAACACTCAGACTTGACCAATCAACATAATTGTCAGAATTTTGAATTTCTAATCCGGGATTAAACAAAGGTAATATCTGCTCAATTAGTTGGTGTTTCTGATCTATGTTACTAGTCCAGATGTCTAGTTTAACCTGCAACTTATACGGAGCCGGCATCAAGCGTTCAACAGTATACATATTATCTTTTGTACCAGTGTATGCTTGTGTGGATTGGTTGTATGCCTGTTCGCTAACAGTTACCCGACCTTCGTAGGTAGGATTAAGCATACGTTCACGGTCATATACTAGACCGTATATATAAGTAGCCATGGCAGGAACAGCATTTAATGTATTTTCGCTATTGCCGCGCAAGATCATTGCCGCCTGGCGACTAGCATCTCCATAGTATACAGGAACTGTTTGTAGAGTTTTATTACCAGACGAATCCTGCCCAAACTCTACTTGAAAGTTTGAGCAGAGTCTAACAAACTGTAATACGAATCTACGTATTTGTGCATCGTAAGCAAATTGAACGGCCATTATATTCTCTATTCGTTATCTGGATTGTCTGCACGTGGTGTCAATGCTAGACTTAAATTCTGACGTTCATTATGGACTTGCCCTAATGCGTCAGTAAAGGTATTGGTGTTATTTACATAACTATTGCGCTGAGTCGCATTGTTTGCAGCACCTGGGGTAATGTTAGTGCGTACAGCGTCTTCGATCTTGCGCCAGAAGCTACCATCAAATCTGAATAAACGATTTGGTAAGTAATCTAAGCGTAGGAAATAGTCACCTTCGCTTGGGTTAGCAGGGAAGCTGATACCGGCACCGGTTACCAAACCGTTTGGTGCTTTACCATCGCCAGTTAGGTAGCCTTCAATCTTGGCAGCAGGACTGGAAACACCAGAGTCAGCAGTAACATCAAGCTCGTCTGCGGTAATTGCAGTATTGTCGACAGTGATAGGATTGCCCACTGGAGTACCAGCAGAATCGATTGGGGTGATATACATTGAACTGGTGTCATATCCAGACAATGGGATATCAGTTTCAGCCTGTGTAATAATTGCGTTATTAATATTTTGATATAAACTCAGCGTACTTAAAATATCTCCCACAGGAGTTGAAGTATCGGGCCCGGCTTTGATATTATTAAGGATATCTTTGTACTCTTGACTATCTACTAGAGGATTGAGTTTGACACGCCACAAGTGCGGCCACCAAGTTGGGCTAAAGCCTTCACTTGCAAAACTTGCATCGCCGACTACATAATATCTTTTTAATGCAGCAGGAACATCACTATTTAATGCGTCGTAATCTTTTAGGTGTTGTAGTTCTAATACGTCTCCGGCAATCAACTTACGACCTATCATGTCGACCATGTCGCGTAAATGGAATACCATAAAGATGGTGCCAGTTTGTAAGAATAAACCAAATTGACTTAGGTCAAAGTCTTGATCGGCACGTTGATAAATGCCACGCATTTTGTACACGTCCTGATCGTACTTGCGGTCACGGTTCTCTGTCCATAGCAAGTCTTGGATATTCATTTCACTTTGGTTAGTGTATGCTGGTTGAGTAGCATCTGGGCTAAATCCAATTTGTGTAGTTGATGGGACTGCTGCGGTAGTTGGTAAATTTAATGTGATACTGGTAGTGGTCAATTGGGTCACTACAGCACCTGCAGGGATACCATTGCCATACACAAACATACCATTTTTAACACCGTTGGTATTGCTAAAATTTAATACAATGTCTGCACTAGACTGGCTAGAACTTGTTGATAAGAATAATCCTTGTGGATTTATACCCAGGTATTTGTTAAGAAGTACTCCGGTGCCGCCAATGGTAAACATCTCAGAAATTCTACGATCCATAAACTTATAATCGTTTGTGTGTTTGCCATCTTGCCAGAGCGATAAACGGGCCATTATTGTATCCTTATTATCATATTTATCTAAGATACACGTGCTTGACTGTTAAATACCAAAATGTTATACTAGTACTATGGACTTAAATGTTGCTCTAAAACACCGCATTGATACAGCATTTTTTCAAATCATCGAGATGCCTCCTGGCCAACGTACAGATTTACAAAGAATGTGGCGTGTGGCTCGCGGCCGTTGGAATGAGCTAGACATAGAACTAATTGCTTGCCGTAGGCAAAACAGGCGTACTCCACGATATCAAGACATTGAAACTGACCTGTTAGAACGCATGGAAACTATTGAAAAATACATAACTTTTGGGTTATTGACAAGATAAGGTAATTAAAGTATAATAGCACTATGTTAATATTTTTAGACACCGAATTCACCGATTTCCCCGAAAGCGAATGCGACTTGATTGCAATCGGTCTGGTAGCCCAAGATGGCCGGGAATTTTATGCTGAATTGACAGACTATAGACAAGAAGCCTGTAGCGGGTTTGTCATCGAAACGGTGTTACCATTATTAAAGCAACATAAGAATCGAGTCGAAGGAACCCACTGGGAAGTGGCCCGGGAACTTAACGAATGGTTGCAACCTTATGAACAAGAGTGTACCGTTTGCTTTGACTACAGCACTGATTGGTATTTGATGCAGAAGGTATTGTTGATGTTGCCTGATGAAGATCTTCCTGACTTTTTAACAACCAAGAATATCTGGGGCGATTTAGATCAAGATGCATTAGATTGGTTTTGGAAAGAGCGAGATTGTATTGGATGGAAACCGCACATGGCATTATATGATGCTCATGCCAATATGTTTGCATATAAACCATTGGTGAGGGAAAGAAATGTATAAAGTATATTGGACCGATCGAGATGGCAAGCCAGACGCAGAAGAATTTAGTGACTTAACTGTAGCCTTAAAGGTAAGTCACTCGTTACGCAACGATGGATTTGAACATGTAGTAATGTCAAGCCAGGTTAAAAACAACGTAGGTAAACTCGGGGTTGATAGTGTTGTTGATGGTGTGTTGCCCGATGGTAATGTTTACGAATGGAAGATGCGGAGAACACAATGAAAATGTATATTTGTATTAAGCAGGATACACCTGTTGGTATGGCAATGAATGCCGCGGCACATGCTGGATTAATGTGTCACTTAGAATTTAATTCCATGCCTGACTATCAAGAGTGGCTGGCAAAGTCATTTAAGAAAGTTACTTGTGCAGTAACAGACGCAGAGTTTGCTATGCTTAAACAGCTAACTGGTAAGGTTATTGTAACTGAAAGCCGTATGGACAATGCTGAATTAGCTATTGTACTTACTCCTCGACAGTCTAACGAGTGGCCTGAATTTGTAAACCTATTGAAACTTTGGAAATAAAATGGCTAATATTAAAATTAATGGTAAAGCAACAAAGATTAAAAAAGCGGCACCCCGCAATAGTTTAATGCTCGACGAAAAGTACGTAGGTGAGGAACCAGTCTGGGATACCGAACGTGCAAAAGACATGCCATTTGAACAGTTTGATCACTTTATGCGTAAGAGTTTAAACTATTATAATTACTTCTTTAGTCAAAAGGACTTAAAGAAATATGTAGTGGAGTGGATGAAAGAAGTTAAGGACTTTGACAAAGACGAAATACGTGCATTTGAACGTGCCGGAGATCGCACAATAACAATGACCACTTGCGGACTTATTATGGCGCACCGTCAAGGCATGCCATTGCAAGAACGTCACCTTGAATATATCGACATTGACATTATTAAAAGCATTGCCGGTGGCCCAGCGGAAGAAGAAGTATTAGACGTTGTAGTAGAAGCACCTAAAGCATACGTTCCTACTATTCAAGATCGTATGAATGAAAAAACAGCAGACACCATTGGTGAATTAGAAGGGCACTACGATGAGTTTATTAAAAATATCAAGTATAGCTTTAAGCCTTATGATTATTTTGTGGCTAATAATGTCGCTCAATCTCAATTAAGTAAATACGAAGCAGTTTATCAAGCTCGTTTTGATGAACTTAAACTAGCATTTGAAAAGACAGACGAGCAAGTAACTGAAGGATATAGTCATTATAAATCTGCAGACTTTAAGCGCATCTTTGCTTTCCTAGATCAAATCTTAAACGACATTATCCAATATCGTGGCCTGAAGAAAGCAACTAAGAAAGTACGTGCTCCTAAATCTGTCAGCAAAGAGAAAGTAGTTAGTAAGCTCAAGTATGCTAAAGAAGATAAAGTCCTGCGTTTGATCAGTATTAATCCCGCAGATATCATTGGTGCTCAAGAACTATGGGTTTATAACACCAAAACACGCAAGCTAGGCAAGTATATAGCTGACAGTTTAAAAGGACCTCTAAACGTCAAAGGAACCGGCATTATTGGCTTCGATGAGCACAAATCCATCACTAAAACACTCCGTAAACCTGCCGATACGTTGAAAGACTTCGCTAAAGCTACTAAGATACAATTACGTAAGTTTATGGAAGATATCAAAGCAACTGAAACAAAACTCAACGGTCGTATTAGTGCAGATGTGATTTTATTAAGAGTACAATAACCTACTACTCCGTTATCGGTAATAAATACTAGATAACGGAGTAATAAATGACAGCAGGTCTAACACCTTTTACAGGTAACGTAACTAACGAAACTGGGTTTGATGCCAATAATAATGTAATTACGGCTAGCTTGTACAACCCAGCAACCGGAACAGGTGCAGGTGAAATTGCATTCTCCGGTAATCCAACAATAACAAATCCTGGAGTTCAAGATCCAAATTGGCAGTTTGGTAATACAACTGACAGTATGCGAGCCAGCATTATAGACTATATTCGTATGCGTTTAGGCGATGGCATTGTTGACGTTGAATTAGAAAACGAACACTACGAAATGGGCATCAATCAAGCTCTGATCAAGTACCGTCAAAAAGCACAAAACGCTACAGAAGAAAGTTACTGTAGTTTGCAACTGCTCCCAGAAACACAAGAATACATATTACCAAAAGAAATTAGAGGCATTCGCCAAATCTTCCGTCGCGGCATTGGTAATACTTCTGCTAGTCAATTTGAACCATTCAGTTCGGGTTATTTAAACACATACATGTTGACTGCGGGTCGTGTTGGTGGATTAACCAACTACGAATTATTTGTTGACTATCAAAAATTAACAATGGTAATGTTTGGTGGCCACATTAACTTTACATTTAATCCAGTTACCAAGCGACTAGTTATTGCTCGCAAAATGCCGTGGCAAGGCGCTAATCCAGACCTACACGAAATTGAATCTGTGTTGTTATGGATCTTTAATGACAAACCAGACCAAATGATTTTTAATGATACATTTGCTTTTCCGTGGATTCAAGAATATGCCTACAGCTTTTGTAAGCGCATACTAGGGGAAGCACGTAGTAAGTTTAGTCAAATTGCTGGACCGCAGGGCGGATCAGCATTAAACGGTGATGCTCTTAAACAAGAAGCTGCAACCGAAATGGAAAAACTCGAAGACGACCTAAGAATGTATGTTGATGGCTCGCAACCACTGACTTGGTTAATGGGATAGTTGACTTAACCCATTAAGTATGTAATAATGCTCCTATAACATGGAGCATTTTTATGATCATTGGCGTTTGCGGGTTTATTGGTTCGGGTAAAGACACTATTGCTGACTACTTGGTTGGCTTTGAAGGATACCGTCGTGATAGTTTTGCTGGCACACTTAAAGATGCAGTGGCAGCAGTATTTGGGTGGGATCGAGAACTGCTAGAAGGACGAACTCCGGAAGCTCGTGCTTGGCGCGAACAAGTGGATGCATGGTGGGCCACTAGATTAAATATGCCCAACTTAACTCCACGTTGGGTACTACAATACTGGGGCACAGAAGTATGTCGCAAGGCATTCCATGATGATATTTGGATTGCTGCTCTGGAAGCACGCCTAGCACGTCGTAGTGACGATACTGTTATTAGTGATGTGCGTTTTCCCAATGAAATCCAAAGTATTCGTAATACAGGCGGTAAAATTGTATGGGTCAAGCGTGGGCCATTACCAACCTGGTACCACTTGGCTAAAAATGCAAACTCGGGAGAAGCTCCTATTGCACGTCAGATGCTTGATGACTTGGGTATTCACGTTAGTGAAACTGCCTGGGTAGGCACAGAGTTTGATATAGTGATTGAAAACAACGGTACCATTGACGAATTGTACACCAACATTAAAAATCTGGTACTATAGTAGCGGGTTTCCATCCAAGCCTACTTTTAAATACTTCTTGCTGGCAGTTTAAGCATATTGTTTTTAAATTAGTCCAGTTGTTATTCTTTAAGTTGCCGTCTACGTGAAATACTATGCTTTGACTAGCCAACGTAAACTTAAAATTGCATTTCTCACACCGGTCGGTTTTTTTGTAACCCGAACGTTGCCATGCTGGTGGGTTTGGCTTTAACTTCTTTCCCTTCCTTATACAACTAGAACATAGTTTTCTGTAATGTGTTATGCCATCACGTTTATAGTTGACGGCAACAGGGTTGGTGTGACACGAAGGGCATAGTTCTCTGGTAGACATACTGTATTTAGCACCATTTAAACACACAAACCTTTGCCAAGGCACCTATAACCGCCACATTTTATACCTTTATAATAAATAACTGTAACATGTATTTTAAAGGAATATAACCATGGCACTAGTATCCCCAGGAATTTCGATTTCCATAAACGATCAAAGTCAATACGTTAATGCTAACGTAGGCTCAGTACCACTAGTAATTTTAGCAACAGCACAAGACAAGACATACAACGGTGCTCCTGCTACAGGTACAAGTAAGGCTAACGCAGGTAAGTTATTAGCGTTCAGCGGTCAACGTGACCTAGTAACACAAATGGGCACACCAACTTTCCAGATTAGTTCTTCTGGTACACCAATTAACGGTAGTGAAATTAACGAATACGGTTTAATGACAGCATATAGCGCATTAGGCCTAAGTAATCAGTTATTTGCTATTCGTGCCGATATTGACTTAGACCAGTTGATCGGAACTAGTGTTCGCCCGGACAGCCCACCAGCTGACGGAACATACTGGTTAGATACTATCAACACAGTTTGGGGTATCAACGTTCTTAACGCCACAACAAATACATTCAGCTCAGTAACTCCGTTGAGTATTACTAATGCTGCTCAAGTATACAACGACAATAACTTTGCATACAACGTACCAACACCAATTGCTTCAGTTGGTAATGTTGGACAATATGCAATGGTATTAGTTAATACAGACGGCACAATCCCAACTATTATCCGTTTATTTTATAAAGCTAGTGCTAACAGCGTTGGTTTAAACAATACTTGGGTACAAGTTGGTTCTGCTAACTGGCAAAATTCTTTACCTGTAGTAACTGGAACTATTAAGAATCCAACTATTACAGCAAGTAGTACATTAACTATCAACACTATTACAGTAACTACAAGCTCAACTACTACCGTGGCAGCATTAGCAGCAAGTATTAATTCTGCTAACATTCCTGGTGTTAGTGCCGCGGCAGTTGGTGGACAATTAGAATTGTTTGCAACTAGTGCCGCTGCAAGTACTGGTGGTTCAGCAAACGGTAAGATTACTTTAACTGATGGTACTAATACTCCATTGGCAAACTGTGGAATTACAGTTGGATCATACTATTGCCCATACTTGTTCTACGGTTCGTTTGCTCAAGCCCCAACTGGTGGCTGGTATTCAACTGATACACAACCACGTCCAAGTGGAAGTATCTGGTGGAAAACAACTAGTACTGGTCAAGGCTTTAATCCAGTATTAACTCAGTATAGTGCAGCATCTGGTTCATTTGTTCCAGTTAATGTACCAATGTACGGTACTGCTACTATTGCAACCAATGCCGAAGATCCAGTGGGCGGTGGCGTAAATATACCAGCTGGTACAACTTTTGCTCAGTTTAGTCTTTCTGATACTACTGCAAACAATTTTAAATTTACTCCATTTACTGGCCAACCTGTTATAGGCACTGGCGGTACACCTAGTACATTTACATCTGGTAATAGCTATACTGTGCAATCAACAACACCTGGTACAGCCGGATTTACTACAACAACAATTACATTGTCAAGTACTACAGCGACAAGTTTTGTTAGTGATTTACTAGCAGCAAACATCCCTTATGTTACTGCCAGTGTAAATGCCAACGGTACTATTAGTATTAGTCATACAGCAGATGGTCAAATTATTCTTACTAACGTAACTGGAACTCCGCTAACAGCAGCAGGTTTTGTGGCCGGCCAAGGATCAGGATTTACTATCCGTACAACTACTGGCCAAGTTATTATTACTAACATTACTAACATAACAAGCAACATCAATTATCAAGCTAGTGCACCTTACGCTGCTCCAGCAACCGGTACTTTCTGGTATTACAGTGAGCCAGCAGATGTTGATATTATGATCAACAACGGCAATGGTTGGTATGGCTACAAAAACGTATCCAGTGATGTTCGTGGTTATAACTTAGGTAACACTGACCCAGAAGGCGTTATTGTTACTGCAACAGTTCCGCCTGCTACACAAACTGACAGCACACCTTTAGTTGCTGGCGATTTATGGTTAGACAGCGGCGACCTAGCTAACTTCCCAAGTCTATATCGTTATAACGGTCGTGCATGGGTAGCTATTGACAACACAGACCACGTGAGTGCAAACGGTATTATTTTTGCTGATGCACGTTGGGATAGTACAGGCACTACTGATGTAGTTGCTGGTGCACTTCCAAGTATTACAACCTTGTTAACAAGTAACTATATTGATCAAGATGCTCCGGACTATCGTCTATATGCTCGCGGAACATTACTGTTCAACATGCGTCGCAGTGGTTACAATGTTAAGAAATTTGTTCCTGGTTATTTCAACGCTACAAGTTTCCCTAATTTACCAACAGTTCCTGGTGCATCAAGTAGTTTACCAACTATTAAAGATGCATGGGTTACAGCAAGTGGATTAAACGAACAAGAAGTAATGAACGCTGGTTCAATGGCTCAACGCCAAATGGTTGTTGATGCAATGGAAGCTGCTGTTAGCAGTAACTTAGATGTTCTAAGTCCAGTATACAACTTCAACTTGATTTGTGCTCCTGGTTACCCAGAGCTAATTCCAGACATGGTTACATTAAATGATAACCGTGGTGCTACAGCATTCGTTATTGCTGATGCTCCAATGGACCTAGCACCAAACACAATTGACTTGACTAACTACTTTGATAACACAATGGGCGGCGGTTTGCCACAAATTGCAAGTCCATACCTAGGTGTTTACTACCCAGCTGGTTTAACAAACGACTTAGCAGGTAATCAAGTTGTTGTTCCAGCAAGTCACGCAGTACTACGTACTTTCTTGTACAATGACCAAGTTGCTTACCCATGGTTTGCTCCAGCAGGTACTAAGCGTGGTTTAGTTGACAACCTAAGTGACATTGGTTACATTGATTCAGTATCCGGTGGGTTTGTACACAACGGTATTAACCAAGGTCTACGTGATGCATTGTTTGGACTAAATGTAAACGTTATTACACAACTACCTAACGTAGGACTTGTAGTGTTTGCTCAACAAACACGCAGTGGAACATCATCTGCACAAAGTCGTGTCAACGTTGCTCGTTTAGAAAACTACTTACGTACAATCTTTGCAAGTATCAGTACTGGTTACTTGTTTGAACCAAATGATCAAATTACAAGAAAATCTATTGCAAGAGAATTTGAACTTGCTCTTAACAACATCCTAGCACTACGTGGATTGTATGACTTCTTGGTAATCTGTGATACAAGTAACAATACACCATTTACAATCTCTAATGATCAGTTGTATGTGGACGTTGCTATTGAACCAATCCGCGATGTAGAATTTATTTACATTCCAATCGCAATTTACAATCCTGGCTCAATTAAAGCACTTGGCGCATCATCAACTTAATAGATAAATAAGAGTATAGGAGAATAATATGGCTTCATTAAGTAATTTTACAGTACCTTTAGCAGGTGGCGCAACTAGCGGCACCTTGCTAATGCCAAAATTAAAGTATCGCTTCCGTGCTACTTTTACAAACTTTGGTGTTGCTAACAACACAGAGTTAACAAAACAAGTAGTTGATATCAAGCGCCCGAGCGTTAAATTTACTCCGGTTACACTTGATGTTTACAACTCAAAGGTCTACTTCCAAGGTAAACCTGAATGGGATGAAACAACAATCAATCTACGTGATGATGTTACTGGTGCAGTTAACACACAAGTTGGTCAGCAGATCCAGAAACAATTTGACTTCCTAGAGCAATCAAGTGCACCAAGCGGTATTGATTATAAGTTCCAGTTAACTTATGATATACTTGATGGCGGCAATGGTACAACAACTCCTAATATTCTTGAATCGTGGGAATTGGATGGTTGCTTTTTAAGTTCAGTTGACTACGGTGATATGGCATACAGCAGTAATGACGCAGTTCAAATTGCATTAACTATTAGATTTGACAATGCTATCCAGACTATTGGCGGCGGCGTTGGAACTACAGTTACTTCACAAACAACTGGCTCAACAATCACTGGTTAATTTAATTTAACTCACTAAAAACCCGGACTTAATCCTCCGGGTTTTTTATTGGATAAATATTATATATGGCAACACCTGCAAACCCAAACTCTCTTAACGGACCGGCTACTTCGATTAACAAGTATCTACAACCATCTAAGACAACAACAACATTAGATGATGGTTCAACTGGCATAGTCAATGTTCGTAATTACCAACACGCAAGTAGAATCTTTGTTGATGGAAATTATAGACTTAGTCCTAAGATGGGTTATCTATTCTATGTGGAATTTGACTTTAATCCGCAGATCAGTAACGTAAGCAATCTTACTGCTCAAGAGCTAGGTATGATTGTTAAAAGTGTTAGCTTACCAAAATTTACAATTGATACAAAAATACATAATGCTTACAATCGTAAGAACATTGTACAAAACAAAATTAACTACGATCCTGTCAACATTACATTCCATGATGACCAAGCAGACAACGTAAGAAGCTTTTGGTATGATTACTATAGCTTCTTTTATCGTGATAGTGATTATGCAGATGCCACCTACGGAATAATTAGCAAGTATCAAGAGCGTCCTAGCTTTGAATGGGGTTATACACCTCGTCCGGTTGCTAGTTACAATTCACAAAATGCTTATCAACAGTATCAATATATTAATGCTATAAGAATTTATAGTTTATACCAAAAGAATTTTAGCGAGTACGAATTAATTAATCCTATTATTACTAGTTTTAAACACGGTGATCACGACAACGGGTCGCAGGAGTTTATGAATCACCAGATGAGTATTTCGTACGAAACTGTCAAATATCAAACAGGATACACAACTACAAATACCGCAGGCGGCTTCATTGATTTGCATTACGACAATACACCAAGTCCAATTGCTCCTGCAGCAGGCGTTGATATTGTGTCCGACGGACGTGGTGGATATACAGCCGCACCGCAGACTGTGACCGACTTGGCTGATTATAATTTAACAACGTCGGGTGGATCAGTTGTTGCTTACCCCAACACCGGAGCATTAAATGCTTCTACTAGTTTTGCTACAGTAGCAGCAGGATTACTTGGGTCGGCCGCAACAGCATTAACCAACGCAGGCGGATTTGCTTTACCTGCACTTGGCAGTTTACTTGGCGGTCTTGGCGCGGGCACCCTTGCAGCAGGACAGCTGGGTTCAGCGCAAGGCTTGTTAAGTATGGCAACAGCCGCAATACAAAATCCCAAGGCTGCTCTTGCCACAGTAGAGAATATGGCAAAAACTGGTGTAATGAACGCAGTAACACAATCTATAAACGGATTATCTGCAGGAGGTGGTGCAGTTGCTGCCGCAGGAATTACAGGCGGATTAGCAACAGCCGCATCTGGGTTAGAATCGGGGATTGCATCTGGTGTTAAATCGTTGTCAACTGCAATCGGCGACGCATATAATTCTGTGTCAGACGAAATTAATTCGTTAACAGCTACTCAAGCAACATTTAATCCCGATGGGTCAGTTGATGCATCCAACTTGGCCGGTTGGGCCAACGGTGGAGGTTAATAATGGCACAACAAATTTCAACAGCAACCAACATACAGGCACCAGACTTATCTGGTAGTCAGAATAATGTTAATCAATACTTTAACAATTTCTTCCAAGGTACTTTTGCAATCAGCGCAAATGCCAATGATGCTATTATTGCATATTTTGAACAATATACTGGTAATGCCGCGTCTGGCCAAGCTCTTGCTGCTACCGTAGTTTATACAGCACAGGCACAAAATCTTGACCCATTAACAGTATTATCAGAATTCCAAAAATTAACTCCAGGCCAACTAAACAATTATTTGGCAGCGTTTTTAAACTTCAATAGAGTTGCTACTAGTACAATCGGTATTAAAACAAAACCAACAACTAGTCCGATGATCACTAGAACTATACTACCATAATGGCAAAATACGCACAAGGTAAATTTCAATTACAAAATCCTGCCAAGTATGTTGGAAACAAAACTCCAACATATCGTTCAAGCTGGGAATTTGTATTCATGCAATTTTGCGACAACAATCCTAGCATACTACAATGGGCCAGTGAAGCAGTTCGCATCAATTATCGTAATCCATTAACAGGTAAGAATACCATCTACGTACCAGATTTTTTAATTACATATCAGGACGCTGGTGGCGCCCAACATGCTGAAATAGTTGAAATTAAACCTAAAAAAGAAACTACTTTAGAAGGTGCAAAAAATGTTCGAGATCAAGCCAGTGCCATTCTAAACATGGCAAAATGGGAAGCTGCTAGACAATGGTGCAAAGCCAATGGCTTAACTTTTAGAGTAGTAACCGAAGATATGATTTTCGCTCAAGGTCGCGGCAAATAAATAGTTGTATGACAAAAAAATTAGAAGAGTTATTTAACTTGCCGTCTGATGACGCGACCCCAGCAGAAGCCGAACAGCATATTGCTGAAAATCGTCTGCTTATAACAGATGTTGATACTGCAATAGATCGTATTGATGCTGCACTCCCAACAGTACATGATTTAGATACTGGCGATAAAGAACTAGACGAACTAGCAAAATTGGCACAAGATAAAGCCGAAGATCTAATAGATTTAGGTATGAATGTAGAGCCACGATTCAGTGGTGTTATACTACAGACAGCAAGTGTAATGCTAGGTCATGCCATTACAGCTAAAACTGCCAAATTAGACAAAAAGCTAAAAATGGTACAGTTACAACTAGCCAAAGCTAAACTAGATTACCAAATACAAAAAGACAATAAAAAAGACGCCACTGGCGAAGATGAGCCAATTGACGGAAAAGGTGTAGTATTTGACCGCAACGAGCTAATAAAACAAATTTTGGGCAAGCAAGACAAATAGCCCAATCTGTATAAATATACAATAATAGGAATATGAAATGAAACCTTTTCAAAGTTACATTTACGAGATGAACAAGCCGTACGAATTTCGTATCAAAATGGCTACCATTAATCCAAAGGATGTAATGGAACAAATTAAGAACGCATTAAACACTTGGCAGTTAGAAAGTATTAGTGCTGTTAAGAGTATGCCAATCCAAGAGCACCGTGAGTTCCCACAATGGGGTCCTTGTGAGTGCTGGACATTTGATGTCAAGGTTGCATACCCATGCAATACTGTACAAATTCGCCAAACCATCAAAGAACGTGCCCAAATCAATCCTGATTGGATTGTAGTACGTAATTTAAACGAAGCTGAATTTACAGATGAAGCAGAAGCTCTTGGTAAAGATCACACAGGTGCATTGTTAGACGAACCAGACTTAAAAGATGCACCAGATGCACAATCACTAGCAGGCCAAGTACGCATCGGCAGTTTATTAAAAGAATTAGAATCACGTAAATTTGATTTTGCTCAAGACAGTAAAGAAGCAGGTAAAACTACTAACGATATTCCGCAAGGCAATGTTGACCCAGTAGGTAGCAAGCAAAACAAAATCCCAGATCCAACAAAAGGTTAATACAATGAGCAAGAATCATCCACACGACAATATCTATAGCATCTTAGGAAAACTAGATGCATTAAAGCCAACCCCAGAAGAGAAGCATCAATCTCTTATTAAAGAGATACGTGAAAGCGTTGAAGCTCAGGGTTCCATTACTGAAGGCGTTAGTGCAACAGAAGCCAAACTAGCTCGTCAATTTGCCGAAGGTAAAGACGAAGGCAAGCCGGGTAAGACATTTGCTAAGATTGCAAAGTCTGCCGGTGAACACTATGGTTCAGCTGAAGCTGGCAAGCGTGTTGCTGGCGCAGTTCGTGCTAAATTAGCCAAGCAAGGTAAGTTGGAAGAAACATTTGATGGTGGCATGGGCGCCCAAGGTGGCGTTGTTGAAACAGCTCCTCCAGGCATGGAAGACATGGTAATGAAGTTGAAGAAAGAATATCCTGGCGAACCTGCCAAGGCTTTTGCAACAGCATGGTCAATCTACAACAAGAAGCACGGCAAGAAAGAAGAAAGTCGCGAAGCTTGTACAGAATGCAGTATGGAAGAAGCTCTAAGTCCAGAACAAAGCAAACGCCATGATGCCAAGTCCAAAGAAGCATTTATTCAGATCTGTCGTAGTCACGGCATGTCCGATGAACAAATCAAGCGCAAGTTAGCTCGTTGGGCCAAGACCCCTGGTCAAGAGCACATGAAGGGTATGCAGGAAGATCCGCAAGAAGCGTTTCAAGAAGGCGAAGTAACACAACCAATGAAGGGTGTTACTCGTCATACTAAAACTGACTATCCTGGATATCCATCAGACGATTTAGAAAAAGATGATGACCGTACTGGTCCTAAAGCTGTAGGTGGCAAAGGCCGTCCACGCAAAGCAAGTACAGTTAATCCACGTGTTGATCCCAATGCACCTAAAAAAGGCCGCGGTCGTCCTTCTAAGGTTACGGCACCGGGTGCAAGTACTTTAGCTGACCCATTTGGTCGTGTAACAGGTATTACTCCTAAAGGTAAAAAAGGAACAGTACATAGCATGGATGAAAGTATGGCTCGCATGGAAAGTCGTTTCTTAATAGAAATGAACTTCCGCAAGATGGAAGAAGAAACAGGGCATAGTATGGACGAACTAATGTCCGAACTACAACAAGACATTAATCATTATAAATCAACTGGACATTGCAGTGACAAGTTAAAAGATTTCTTATCTATTCACTCACACAGTAAAAAGCAAATGGCCGATGAAGCTGCTATGGAAGCTGCTGCACAACAGCCAGCACCTGTTAATCCGCATCCAGTGGGATCAAGTTTACCAGCTTCACAAATTCCAGGCAAAGCCGATTTACTAAAAGGCAAAGGCCGTGACTACTATGAAGAAGAGACAGATCCGTTAGAAGGCGAATTAAACGAGTTAGCTAAACTAGCTGGCTTAAAAGTTGCCGACGAAGGTAATGCGTTTACTGGTAAATTAAAATCTACACCAAAAGGCGGTAACTTTGAATTAGGCGGCAAAGGCTATACAGATACAAGTACATTAGATGAAGAGCCAAATGAAGGCAATGCTTTCAGCGGTAAGTTAGCTCAAGCTAAAGCACAGCATAAAGATCATTTTGAACTTGGCGGTAGAGAAATTGAAGTGCAAGAAGCTGATGTAACTGTTGATGCAGAGCCAGAAGAACATGCTAATAGCCCAAAAGAAAAATATCTTTCAATGAAGGCTAGTACTATGAACCCAGGCGAGGCAGACAATGGTGAAAAAGCCATGCACCCCGATCGTCCTACATTCAAGAACGGCGACAACGCATTAGCTAGACCAGCAACTAGTAAAGCAACAACACTAGAAGCTAGATTATCTGCAGAATACGAAAGTATTAAAAAAGTTAATTAATGAAACAATATCGAATCACCAGCGAAAACTTTGTACTCCAAGGCGAAACTGGTGATGCCGATGCTGTTATGGATGCACAAGATTTATATCAAATTAAAAAGTTAGCTGGGTTAGTTTCAGAAGCTAGTGTAGGCGGTGTCCCAACAACACCAATGGCAGCCGAAGATGGCATCATAAGCCCGGTTGGTAGTAACATTAGTAAAACTGCAGAAGATCGCAATGCACTAATACACAAGTATCATGCTACACCTGGATCGGACTTGTGGTTCATAATTAACTTTACCAAGCCATACTTAAATGGCAGTATTGAAAGTAAAATTCAAGAATACTTTAAACGTCATCCCGAAGCCTTGCCTAAACAAGACCCCGGTACCTAAGCAACTCTCTTATCTAATCCCAAGTACTGATTCCAAGAACTTTGTTTTACACTAAAGTCCGTTTTTTTCCACTGATTTACTAGACTGTAATAGTCTGGCTTATACGGCATAACTCTGGGGCGAATGTTGGTCTTATGACCCTTGGCACTATTACAACTTTTACAACTAGTTGTACAGTTTTCCCAATTGGTCTTACCACCAAGCATACGTGGAACTACGTGGTCAATAGTTAATTCGTCGTAATCAAATACATCATCACAGTACTGACACTTAAACAGGTCACGCATATACAGGTTATAACGACTAAACTTAACGTGTTTCTTATAGTGGAAGTAGTCTTTGGTTACGCATACACTCGGGACATTTATTGCTAATCGTTCGCTATGAATGATCCAATCGGGGTATGTTTCAATAACATGAACCCGTCCCAGATACATTAGCTTGATAGCGTGTTGCCAGCCAATAACACTTAGCGGTAATACGCTAATTGGCTCGTAGTTTGAATTGAGTAATAAAGTGTCCGACATTTCGATAAACCATTTGTAAATTGATGTTAAATATACTTATACATTGTGATATTACACAAGTATAACATAAAGATCATAATGAGTAAAGACTTAGAAACCGCAATTATCAAAACTCCGTATAAGAAGATGTCCTATACTGAGCATCAGATACAGGAGTTGGCTCGCTGTGCTGATCCTGCCACGGGCCCGCAATACTTCATGGATAACTATTTCTTTATTCAGCACCCAACTAAAGGTGCTATACAATACCATCCGTTTGAATACCAAGAACGCCTGATCGATGCTTACCATCATAATCGTTATAGCATAAGTTTGATGCCACGCCAAACCGGCAAATCAACTACCGCCGCGGGCTACTTGTTATGGTACGCTATGTTTGTTCCAGATTCAACAATTCTAGTAGCGGCACACAAGTACCTGGGCGCACAGGAGATCATGCAACGTGTCAGATACGCATACGAGAACTGCCCGGACTTTATCCGTGCAGGGGTAACAAGTTACAACAAAGGTAGCTTGGACTTTGAAAACGGTTCACGTATTGTAAGTCAAACAACAACAGAAAACACAGGTCGTGGTATGAGTATATCACTATTATACTGTGACGAGTTTGCGTTCGTTCGCCCAACTATTGCAAGTGAATTCTGGACTGCTATTACTCCTACATTAGCAACTGGTGGTAAGTGTATTATTACATCAACACCAAACTCAGACGAAGATCAGTTTGCACAAATTTGGCGCCAGGCCAATAAATGTTTTGATGCTCAGGGTAACAAAACAGATCTTGGTGTCAACGGATTTAAAGCATTTCGTAGTCAGTGGCAGGAACATCCGGATCGAGATCAGAAATGGGCTGACCAGATGTTATCACAATTAGGCGAAGAACGATTCCGCCGTGAGATGGAATGCGAATTTATTATCTTTGATGAAACTCTGATTAATCCACTACTATTAGTTGAGATGGCAGGACTAGAGCCTATAGAAAAACAAGGACAAGTACGTTGGTACAAACGTCCGGAACGTGACAAGACTTATGTAGTAGCATTAGATCCTAGTTTAGGTACAGGTAGCGATCCTGCTGCTATACAAGTATTTGAACTACCTGGACTTAAACAAGTAGCTGAGTGGTGTGATAACAAGACTCCGGTGCAACGTCAGTGCCGCATACTACAAGAAATTTGTACCTACTTGGCAGACACAGCCGGAAGCACAAATGTATATTACTCAATCGAGAACAATACCTTAGGCGAAGCCGCATTGGTTGTAATTGCCGAAATTGGTGAAGAGAACATAGCAGGAGTATTCCTAAGTGAACCTAAGCGCGGCGCTGCCGGTCATAGATATCGCAAAGGATTTACAACTACTAATAAGAGTAAACTAAGTGCTTGTAGTAAATTTAAGAGCTTGGTTGAAACCAAACGATTGCATGTTGCTAGTAAAGCATTAATTAGTGAATTAAAAAACTTTGTAGCATCAGGAACAAGTTTTGCAGCAAAAATTGGCGAGCACGATGACTTGGTTATGAGCGCACTATTGGCAATACGTATGATGGTATTGTTGCAGGAATTTGATTCCGACCTTGACGCAGAAATTAAAGATGCAAATGAATTTATTGAGCCCATGCCTTTTATAATGTTCTAATATGAATATAACTCCAATCGATCTTTCCAATAGACTATTTCAAATTACCGATGCATTTCCTGAGGATCTGGCCAAAGAGGTATTAAGTATCGACTGGCCAACTATGCCCTGGAATCGCGGCTACCTACAAGAAGCATGGAGTAGACGACAAATTCATTCTGACCAACAGCCTGTATTACAACAAGTAGCAGAATATATATGGCAGAATCTTGAAGCAATAGAATCGGTGTGCAATGTAACATTCAATAATCGTTATTCAAGTACTGTATGGTGGTATGACGAACCCGGTTTTGATGTCAATTTACATACCGACGGGCATTTACCTGCAACAATGCAGATATTTTGGGTAGCGCCCGGTAAACAGTATGCAACACAATTTTATAAATCTAAGAACGCTAATGATCCTATTACTCAACTTGAATTTGTACCAAATACTGGCTATTTGATGTTAAACATGTTGAACGAAGACGGAAGCCAACCCTTAAACTGGCACGGAATGTTAAACAAAGTGCCAGCAGATACGTTTCGAGTTACAAGCTATACAACGTTTGGCACGTACGAGAATAAATAGTATTATGTCTAAAGAAATTGAATCCATCTCTACTGCACTATTTGATAAAATACGCTCACGTTTTGCTAACGTAACTCTGGGCGATGAAAAAGCCAAGGCTGAAACAGACCCATCTAAGGCTCGCTTTTTTAACTTTACTTACACCGATAAAGACGGTGCAGAGGTTGGAAAAGTAACAATCAGTCTAATTGACGAAACAAGTTTAAAAGTATATTTTGGACAAAACATCTCCGGAGAGATGGACCGCGAACAACGCCAAGATTGGTACCTATTTTTACGCAACCTAAGACAATTTGCCAAACGCAATCTATTAACATTTGATACACGTGATATCAACAAATCCAATTTAAACCTACAAGACGTTAAACAACAAGCTCGAGTAGATGACGTAGCCACAGCAGACGATGTTCAAGTTACTGAAAGCAAACTATACGGCACTAGTCGTAACAGTTATGCTGATATGGGCGAATGTCGTTTGTTGATCAAACACGATGGCCTAGTAAGTGATGAAAAGCACGGCGACCGATCACGAAAAATTAGAGAAATCTTTATTGAAAAATCAAATGGCGAACGTTTGTTATGTCCTACTAAAAATTTACACGCAGCTAGAGCACTAGCTCAAAACGTTGCACACGGCGGAAACATGTTTGATGAGTGTGCTACCCATATTTTAGATATTGTAAACGAAATGTCTGCTATGCAACACTTTGTTCGTAGTACAAAAACTCGTCAATTTGAAGATGCAGAAACAGCAGAAATGACGCATAGTGCAGTAGCTCATTATGATTCATTGAAAAGAAAACTGCGTCAAATGCGCGGCGCACGTGGCTACCGTGAATACTTTGAAACATACACTCCAGAAAATGCTATTGCAGATGATGTTGATGTAGACGCACTACGTGAACGATTTGTTAAAAAAGTGTACGATGATCGCTTTACTGATGCATTACCATATGTGTATCGTGCTCATAAAAAGCAAAAAGAATCTGTCAGCGATGCAGGTGCAGAATTAGAAGAATGGGCAGATGGCGTTACTGAATCTACATGGGCACGTCCCGACAACAGCGATAAAGTTACAGCATTGCAAGAGTTACTAAAGTCGCCTGTCATGTGCGGCATTGATGGAATTGATGCTAAGTCTAAGATTGAACCAATTATTGGCGACGATGGCCTAAATGACACAATCGAAAGAATGGCTCAGGATCAAGGTCCCGACGCAGATGCTACAGTTGCAATCAAAACTTGGTTAAGCCAAAATATGCCAGAATTATTAGGGCAAATCCAAATTGGTGATAATAACGGCAGAGATGCTCAAACTAATTTTGCACAACCGGTTAGCCCGCAAGCAGCAGTTGGCGATGAGTACGGTGCACCACCGACCGCTACTCAAAACAATTCAAACATAACTTACGAAAATTCAGATCCGTTAAACTTTATTAGAAGTTTAGCCGGTTTGGTAAAATAATTTAAAAATACGTTTGACTTCATAAATAACATTGTTATATACTAGCAGGGTGCTAGTAAATATCTAGGCATGTAGTACTTAAGACCATCTTTTAAAGGAAAATTATCATGGCAACATTAGCAGAAATTCGCGCAAAGTTACAAGCAACAGAAGGTAACAGAGGCGGTAACAAACAATCAGGTGGCGACAACGCTATCTATCCACATTGGAACATCGCAGAGGGCTCAACGGCTCGCGTTCGCTTCCTACCAGACGGTAATACAAAAAATAGTTTCTTTTGGGCAGAACGTGCAATGATTCGTTTACCATTTGCTGGCATTAAAGGTCAAGCAGATAGTAAGCCTGTTGTAATTCAAGTTCCATGCATGGAAATGTACGGCGCAGCATGTCCAATTCTTGCTGAGGTTCGTCCTTGGTTTAAAGATCCTTCCCTAGAGGAAATGGGTCGTAAGTATTGGAAGAAGAAGAGTTATGTATTCAACGGCTTTGTACGTGAAAACGCATTGTCAGACGACAAGACTCCAGCAAACCCAATCCGTCGCTTTACTATTAGTCCACAAATCTTTAATATCATTAAAGCGGCTCTAATGGATCCAGAAATGGAAGAATTGCCAACAGACTTGCAACGTGGTTTGGATTTCCAAATCATCAAAACAAGTAAAGGTGGCTATGCAGACTACTCAACAAGTAAGTGGGCTCGCAAGGAATCTGCATTAACAGCAGAGGAACAAGCGGCAATTGATGAGCATGGTTTGTTTAACTTGTCAGACTTCTTGCCAAAACAACCAACTGAAGCAGACCTTAAAGTAATTAAGGAAATGTTTGAAGCATCAGTTGATGGCCAGCCATATGATGGTGACAAATGGGGTGCTTACTACAAGCCGTATGGTTTAGAAACACCTAATGCGGCTCCTAAAGCAGAATCTGCAGATGCGTCAGCTACACCAGCAAGTGCACCTGCTCCTGTAACAGCTAGTCCGTTTGTTGGTGATGAAGAAGATGAAGTACCAGCTCCTACTGCTCCAGTAGAAGCGGCTAAACCTGCTGCTAGTGTTAAAGCAGAAGATATTTTAGCACAAATCCGTAATCGTCAAAAAACGCAATAAGCTCTTGTGGGTAGGGGTCAATAAGATCTCTACCCTTTTTCAATTTAAAGGATTTCCATTATGGCAACTAAACCATTCGACGTATCAAAGTTTCGCAAAAGCATTACAAAAAGCATTGACGGTATTAGCGTTGGCTTTAATGATCCAAGTGATTGGATCTCAACAAACAATTTCGCATTAAACTATCTTATTTCCGGTGACTTTAACAAGGGTGTTCCCTTAGGCAAGGTCACTGTATTTGCCGGGGAATCTGGCGCAGGTAAATCATTTATCTGTTCGGGTAACTTGGTAGCCAATGCACAAAAGG